GAAGTTATCTTTGCCTAGTGCCTGTATGTCTGCTGTTAGCGCATCGCTAGAACCATAATAGTCCTTCCAATCGCTTTCAATTTTGCCTCTAATTTTCTTTTTCTTCTTTTTGCCGTTCTTCAAAGTTACTGTTTTATAAGTGGTCTTTGCAAACTTGGCTAGTTTTTTGCCTATATACTTGCGCCCAGAGACGACATTAGTAATAAGATATACGAAACCGATGTAATCTTCGGAGATTTCAACAACTTCTTTCTTCTTATAGTACCATGTCATCAGGTACTTATTTTCTTGGGCCTTCCTATCATGCCTTTTCTGGCTTGTTTGCGTTCTTCTCTTTTTGCCTGTATTTCTATGCGCCTTACGCTTGCTTCATTACGTATTTCTGATAGCCAATATCGTGCCTTAATGCCTGCTTCGTCAGAGCCTTTGTATTCAAATCGTTCTTGCCACTTAAAATATTCCTGAAAAGCAGCAATCATCTTGTCATGGCTTTCTGAACTCAAGCAACAATCTCCACATCATTTGAATAGCTGGTAAATCCGTTTTCTTTAATAACCTTGAGCACATGATTAACACGGCTGGTTAGATCATCTCTATGACTGATCAAGAATACATTCTTATTACGTTCACGGGTCATCTTCTTGAGTACCGCAATACTACTTTCAACTCCGCTGGCATCCATCCCGCTATCAACAAGTTCGTCAATGAATAACAGATTAATTGCTTGATATAAGTTTTCCCATACATCACGGAATGCCCACGACATAGACAAAATAAGCCTATTGCGTTCACCACGTGATAGATTATCAAAGTCTAGATCTTGTCCTAATTGTGTAATAATAACAGTTAGATCGTTTTGGAATTCTACCAGATGCGGTAAACCAATTTTATCGAGATAATACGTCAGTCGCTGATTTAGATAGGCTAGATTTTGATCAATAATACGCTTACGGATAAAGCTGTCTTTGTTAGTTAACAGTTTGTGTAAGAACTCTTGATGGTCTTTAACACGCACTAGTTTGTTTAAGCCTTCATAGTCTACTTCCTGTACCGCAGTATTGCGTAATTCTTCAATTTGTTCAATGTAAGGATTATCTTCCGCAACTTTGATTTCTAAATCACGCTCTAAACTGCCTAGAGTATTTTTATGATTGAGTGCTTGTTCTAGATTGTCATAGATCACTGTGGGACATTGACCTAATTCACCAACTAGACTAAGTGCTTCGTTAAGTTCACTGAGTTCTTCACTGTGAGTTTTTAAATGTCCTTGGCTTTCTTCAACCTGCTTGCTTTTAGCAGACATCATTTCATCATGTTTGGTATCATGTAGATCTTGACCACAACTATGACACTTGTGATCTGCAAGAGTTATTAATTCTCTTTCTAGTTTTTCCAGTGTTCGCTGTTCTCTTTCTAGTGTACTAGTCTGTTTGGCAACAAGAACTGTTAGGCTATCACGTTCTTTTTTACTTTTGTTCCACTCTACCAAAGCACGTTGATTGGCAATTTCATCATCAATCTCAACATCCAACAATTTTTCAATGGCTTTGGTTAAATTAGTAAGAGCAGTTTCGTGTTGTTCTTCCCACAGGCGTTGTTTGCGTTCAAGAGATTCGATACTCTGTTGAATACGTTCATTGCTGGCTTTGATAGTTTCAAGTTTTATATTTTCTGTGGAAATATTATCTTTGCTCTGTTTGATCTGTTCTTTAAGAGCTTCTGCCTTTTCACTTAATTGTGTAATACCCAACAGTTGTTCAATGATAGCACGTTGATCCGCAGCCTTCATAGAAAGAAACGGTTCAGTGTAAGTGTTAAGAGCCACAAGATGTTTGAACATGTCATGGGACATACCGAATACATCTTCAATATCTTTTTGTGTTTCTCTTGAATCGCCTTGACTCTCATCTTGATCTAGGCTTTCTTGTTCTTGACCGTTAACAGTAAATTTTAAAATGTTAGGTTTCCGGCCACGCTCGATACGATAGTCAATGCCGTCCTTTTCAAAACTAACAGTACACAGCATACCTTTGTTGTTGATCTTGTTAACAAGATTATCTTTCTTGATGTTAGTTAACGCAGTACCAAATATGGCATAGCTAAGGCCATTGATAATAGTGGTTTTACCTGTACCATTACGGGCTCCGCTGTCATCACCGCCTAGATCTAAGTTTTCACCTAGCACTAGCGTCAGTTGTCCTTTGTCAAAGTTAATTGCTTGGGTCTGTGCGCCCACGCTCATAAAGTTTCTAACTGTTAGGTCTTTGATTTTAATCATAGGTTATTGTAGATCTCCAACAGCATGGCCTTGTCAAAGGTATCACTGTCAATGGCATTAATTTGATTCATCACAATGGTATCAACTGATTCGAAGTTGATATCAATAGGAGTAGATTGTGCATCTACTTCAACTTTTTCTGGAATCAACATAAGCTCACGCAATTTGTATTGCGGCATGAATGTTTCTTTGATAAAGTTTGCTTCTTCAAAACTGATAGGGAGGTCAATGGTAACACGGCAATGCATCTTTTCTCTTAGGAGCTCGTCCGGTTTATCAATAATTTGACTCAGTTTGAAAGTGCGATAAACAGGTTGAGCAGTCCAAGTACGAAACTCAGGCTTGCCACCCCACTCTAACATCATCATGCCGCGGTCGTCATCTCCAGCATCGGCATAGTTGTGAGGAAATGCATTACCGATATAATGTATATTTCTATTGTTTTGTCGCTTATGAAAGTGCCCAGTGAACACATATTCTTGATTGGCAAAGTGACCCGATTGAATAGTTCCGTGATCCGGCATCTGTACCATGGCGTTCATGTAGAAGCTGGGCAGTTCCAAGTGACCAAACAGATACCGGCTTTTGATGTCCGGAATAGTTTTCCACTCGTCGCCTACTAGCCAAGGCATAATAGTTACATCGCCTTGAGTAAGTCGTTCTCTAACAGGAATAATATTAGGAAACAGACGCATGAATTCAATAGAATTAATTTCACGCTTGTCTTTATAGAACAAGTCGTGATTGCCTAGAATGAAATAGACTTTTTCAAATGATTGGCTCAGCTTCTCTAGATTAGAAACTGTATAGTTCATAGTCGAAACATCAGTGGTGTTTCTATTGTGATGCCAATCGCCGAGGAAAATTGCAGTTTCGCAGTTTTCCTGTTTGGCAACATCACAAAACCACGAGACGAAATCTTCGCAGTCTTGGTTATGCGTACGACTTCCTGATTTTAATCCGAAATGAATATCAGTGAAGCAGGCTACTTTTTTGAATAATGACATAGAATCTCCTTAGTTATTGTAACACATTTACAATCACTAGGTCAATCCCAATCTCCACCCCCGTCTACTGGTGCAGTACTAACTGGTCCGTATCCGCCACCTGGCTTACCCGAAGCATTCTGTCTTGTCCATGATGGATTCATGCCATTGATTTCTAAAATATCATCACGAATATTTTGATTACGTTTTTCAATGTTGATAATTCTAACGAATGAATTTGTAACAGCAGCCGTGTAGTAGGCAAACGGATTGTCAGATTTTGATTCGTCAAACTGTAGACCAATCTGAGTTAGCTGTAGAATAGCCTGTCCACGCATTTCGTCATTATAAGTGTAGCCACGCACGTTGCCTCTAGTTGCATACCGCTCACATAATTTTAAGAACATGCGGGCTAGATTGTTAGTCATTTGTCCATGCTCTTTGTTAAAGGAGCCAGTAACAAAATCACCTTTCCAATGACTTTTACCCACCAATATAAGATTGTCATTTTCATCAAACTTCCAGTGTTGGAAAGGAGGAAAATTCACCTTCTCATGACTATCTGCGGTATTCTTCAAGGTCTTTTTTCTTCCTGGTGCAAGCGGCACATGTTCAAAGGTCATGACTCTAAACACCACATCAGTTTTAAGGATTTTTTTGTAGTCAACTTCGTAATCTTTGGCAGGAAACTTTTTACCACCTGACTGTGCAAGTTCGTGGGCTTTTTTACCCATCTTGATGGCACGATTTCTCTTGGCATCGGCAATTGTTCTAATATTGATTTTAGACAAATTTGGGATGATTAAATCATAGTCACTGTATGCAGGATCGCTGTAGGTGCAATAGGTATTCTTGCTGAGATGTATTTCTTTTAGTAGATCCTTGTTGGTAAGATACTTGATCTTAGGAGGCTGCGTAATTATTGTCATTGTTTTAGAATTCTCCGGTTATTAATATAATAGCACATTTTGTCAATAATAAATAGTCTATATGACAAGGAAATTTGCTCAAAATGGCACGTAACTCTTATCCTGAAACTCCAGCACAAGAAGCTGCACGAATCAACCGAGCCAGCGGCGATCCTGAAGGTATCACGGCTGAACAGGTTGCTAACAACAGAGGCATTAATGAAAAATTAACGGCAGCATTTGGTGGGGGTGCATTAACAGCTTCTTCGGGACCTAACAGTAATCCTTTAGCAAGATTGGTTGCAAATGTGTCAACACAAGTTGAAGCTGCGGCCAATGATGCCGCAGCAGCGATTAAAAAAGCTCCCGAAAATTTTGCTTCATTAAAATCAAATTTAGATGCCACCGTTGGCCGTTTGAGCGGAGAAATAGGTACAGGTCTAAACGGGTTCACAGCCGCAGCAGGAAATCTTGCTAATGATGCCAAAGGAGCACTGGCTGGAGTCACCGGTGCTCTAGGCGGTATCAACAGCACAGTACAGAGCCTTGCGTCAAATGCCACAGGCATTGGAGGTGCTCTACAAGGACTAGCCTCAAATGCTACTAGTGCAATTTCGGGAGTCGCCGGAGCACTTGGCGGTGTTGCTGGCCAAGTAGGTGGTATTGCTGGTGGTATCAGTAATGTTGGTGCTGCGATAGGGGCAAGTTTAGACAAATTAGGATTGGCCAGTGGCGGGTTAGGTGGTGGTATTGCTGCACTTGCCGGTAAAGTATCAGGTGCAGCAGGAATGGTAAACAATCTTTTAAGTATGGCCAGAGGTAAGAATCTTCCTAGCGGTGCTGAATTATTTACCCAACAAGGATCGTTTGTCGAGTTAAAGCCGGGCGCAGTAAATGATTGGCGTGTGAGAATAAATTGCAATTTTGGATTGTTTGGCACAGCATTCAATAGACTTGTGGACACCAATGGTTTTGTTTTTCCTTATCTTCCAAACATCACAGTATCTTCCAAGGCCAACTATACTCAGATAGAGCCAATCCATAATATACAACCATTCTATGCCTATAAGAACAGTCAGGTTGATGATATACAAATTTCTGGAGAGTTCTCAGTAGAAAATGAACTTGATGCACAATATTGGATTGAGGGAACTACGTTTTTAAAAACAGCCACCAAGATGTTTTTTGGTTCGGGCGAAAACGTAGGCAATCCGCCTATTATCTGTAACCTCACTGGATACGGTGCAAGAGTTTTTAATAATGTTCCTGTAATTGTAAAAAGTTTTTCAGTTGATTTCAAAGATGATACAAGTTATATCAAGTATACTCCTAAAGGTGGAGCACCAACGTGGGTGCCTATAATGAGCACTATATCGGTAACAGTAGCGCCAATTTATAATAGAACAAGATTAAGACAATTCAATCTCAAAAGTTACGCCAACGGTCAAATTGTTGGCGGCCAAGGATACATCTAATGGCTTCATATAATCGAGCATCACCCTATTATACAACAAAAGAAAATAATTTTTATTTAGAATTATTAACTATTCGACCTGTGCCTTCAGAGGCAGATGATTATCGTTATATTATAGAAACACAATACCGACATCGTCCTGACTTATTGGCATTTGATCTTTATGGTAATGCCAAACTATGGTGGGTGTTTACGCAAAGAAATATGGAAACTATAAAAGATCCAATTTTTGATTTTGTTCCGGGAACCGTTATATTCTGCCCAAAAAAATCAAATATAGAAAAATATATCGGAATTTAAAATGTCAATTTTTGGTTCAGGTGAAACTCCAACAGAAAAATATGCTAGACTAGGGTCGGCCTATACTCAAACAAGCCCACCTAGTTTTAGAGACATTGGTAATAAAATAGAATCTTTTGTCAAGCCAGATGGTAATCCTATTTCACAGGTAACTAATGCCATAAGCACAGTAACCGGAACAGCCAGACAAGTTACCAATGCATTTTCTCAAGGTGCCACTATTGCCATAGATAAAATAAAATCATGGGAACCTGATCCTACAAAACTTCCACCGCTTGCTGTATCATTTTTGAAACCTATAGCAGGAGGACCGCCTTATCAAAATATACTGGAACAGTTTGCTTCATATTCTCCTCTCTGGACGCTGTCTTGCCTTACTCCCAACGAATTTAACAATCCGGATTTATACAGAAATAATCCCACAAGATTATCAAATGTAATTCTATCATCAGCAGGCCGTTATGATGCACGAAGAACCAATACAGTGAATGGTGCTCCAGAATATTTCATTGACAACTTCTCTATGAAACACAATTTGGCACCAGGGGCTAAAGAAGGAAATACCAATAATTGTAACATTACATTCGATGTGTACGAACCGTATTCAATGGGGATGTTTTTACAAAGCATGAAAGTTGCAGCAGTAAATGCGGGATATCCTAGTTATCTAGTAGAAACTCCTTACCTTCTAGTGTTAGAATTTAAAGGGATGAAGGACAACGGAGCCATGCTGGCATCAACAGCTAAATTAACTAGATTTTTTACCATTAGAATAAATGAAATTAACTTTAAAGTTGACGAAGGTGGCAGCAAATATTCAGTGGTCGCTATGCCCCTGCACTTCAGCGGTTTCAGTGATCTAGTCAATATATTACCCAGCGACATTTCTATAACAGGAGAAACAGTTAAGAGTGTATTGGCATCTGGTTCAAGAAGCCTAACCAATGCTCTAAATAGAATACAACAAGATTTGGTCAAATCTGACCAGCA